ACTGTAAATGGAGGGGAGCCATCAACTGGCTCAATTAGTACTTCTGCTACGGGTTTGGTAACTGGTTCGAATACAGTCACTGTCTATGTTTTAGCCGAAGATGGTTTTACTTCTCAACAATATATAGTATATGTTTATCGTAATGGTGCACCGGCGGTGCCTTGTTTTGGCGAAAACACAAAAATACTTTGCTTTAACCGAGAAAAATCCGAGGAAGAATATGTGTTGATACAAGACATCCGAAAGGGAACGTTGGTGAAAACTTTATTAAACGGCTATGTTCCGGTTCATATGATTGGTAAAAGAACAATTCAAAATTATGCTAACAATGATCGAATCAAAAATCGTTTATATAAATGCTCCAAACAAAATTATCCGGAAATAATTGACGATGATGATTTGATTTTAACAGGGTGTCATTCTATTTTAGTGCCACATTTAACAGATGCGCAAAGACAACAAACAATAGAAGAATTAACACAAATTTATGTTACCGATAAAAAGTATCGTTTGTTAACATTTTTAGACCCTCGTGCGGAAATTTATCAAGTAGATGGTGATTTTCCAATTTATCATTTCTCACTTGAAAACGACAATTATTATATGAATTACGGGGTTTATGCCAATGGATTATTAGTAGAGTCCTGTACTAAAAATTATTTGGAAAGATTATCAAAGATGACCATAATTGAATAAATGTATATTTTACGCGTTACCGCCGGTACTTTGCTCTAGTATTTGAATTTTCTCTCTTTGACTCAAATTCAAATATATAATTAATGATAAAACAATTATAAAAAATATATGATTATTATAATATACACAAATAAAATGGATAAAGATTCTATCTCTTGGAAAATCATAAACAAATATTTCAATGATAACCCGGAAAATTTAGTAGCGCACCATTTAGACTCCTATAATAGTTTTTTTAGCAGCGGAATCAATAATATATTTCGTGAAAACAACCCGATTCGTTTTATTGAAAGAGAGAACGACGATAACTCCGGGAAACAAAGCCAGTGTTTCTTGTATTTAGCAGGGAAAGACGGTAGTAAAATATATTATGGCAAACCCATTATATTTGACGATCATCACACCCATTATATGTATCCAAACGATGCTCGTTTAAGGAACATGACCTATGGCATTACGATTCACTATGATGTTGATGTCGATTTTATCTTTTATGAAAATGGTGAAAAGAGAGAACATTCCATTACTTTAGAAAAAATCTTTTTAGGCAGATTTCCCATCATGCTTCAGTCCAACCTTTGTATTTTGAATTCTCTCGCACCAGATGTGCGTTTCAATATGGGCGAATGCCGCAATGATTACGGAGGTTATTTTATTATTGATGGCAAAGAAAAAGTGATTGTCTGTCAAGAAAAATTCGCCGACAATATGCTGTATATACGCAAGAACAAGGCTGACAATTTATACAGTTATTCGGCTGAAATTAGGTCAGTATCGGAAGACGCATCGAAACCCATCAGAACTTCCGCGGTGCGGTTAGTCGCACAAGGAAGTACTTATTCAAATCATCAAATTGTAGTTACTGTACCGAATGTGAAAAAACCAGTTCCGCTTTTTATTTTAATGCGTGCGCTCGGAGTTGCCTCTGACAAGAGTATTATTGAATATTGTCTGCTTGATCTGGAAAAGAACAGTTCTTATATTGATTTATTTATACCCTCTATACACGACGCCAATTATATTTTCAATCAAGAGTCAGCATTGAAATACATTGCGAGTTTCACCAAAAGACGCACCATTACAGGTGTGTTGGATATTTTAATGAACTATTTTTTACCGCACATTGGAGAGAAAAATTTCTTAGACAAGGCATACTATGTGGGTTACATGGTAAAGCGTATGTTGTATGTTTATATGGGCGAAGAACAGCCAACCGATCGTGATAATTTCAAATATAAACGCATTGAATTGTCGGGTTCTCTCATTTATGATCTTTTCAGAGAGTATTATTTGATTCAAAAAAGAGAAATAGAATTAAGTATAGACAAGGAATACTATTATCATACGGGTAAATATACCAGTAATTTTATTGGATTGATTGAATACAATTATCGCGAATATTTCAAAACACGGACCATTGAAAGCGGTTTTAAACGTGCATTCAAGGGCAGTTGGGGTGCCGAGGAACATACCAAACGCCTGGGAGTCATTCAAGACGTCAATCGTCTTTCTTGGAATTCATTTATTTCGCAAATGCGTAAATTCAATTTACCTTTGGACGCCAGTGCGAAAATCGTCGGACCTCGTCTGCTGAATTCGTCTCAATGGGGTTACATTGACCCAGTCGATACACCCGATGGTGGAAACATTGGTCTTCACAAGCACATGTCCATTAGTACCTTTGTGACGAGTGGATTTTCCGTGAAAAAACTAATCCCTTGGTTGCGGTTTAAAATCAACTTGAAATTATTACAAGAATGTACGCCTGATATATTGGCGGTTTTGACCAAAGTGTTTGTAAATGGGGTGTGGATTGGCTCCATAGAAGATCCCATGAAAACTGTCGGACTATTGAAACTATTCAGAAGAAACGGATTGTTACCGGCATTTATGAGTATTTCCTTTAATTATGAAAACAACGAAATCAGTATATATACGGATGCTGGACGATTAACTAGACCAGTGTATTATATTGAAGATGGAAAACCCAGTTATCATCGTAAAGATATTCTTGAGTTAATTAGTAAAAATAAATTCACCTGGCAACAACTCGTGGGTGGATTTGGTGAAAAAGAAGACAAATTATTTAGTATTAAAAACAATAAAATTTATGATATTGGTGAATTATATTCTGATAAAATCAAATTGGAAACAGAGGTCGATGAGAGAAGTGGTTCATCCTCCGAAAATTCCAAGGCATCATCCAGTGGTTATTCAAAATTATATGAAGAATTCGGCAAATACAATTCAGTGGTTGAATATTTGGATACTTCTGAAGAGGAAAGTACTTATATCGCATTTCAACCCGATGACTTGAAAAAAAGCAAATATTATACCCACATGGAAATCGACCCGTCACTCATTTTTGGCGTCATGGGAAATCTGATTATTTTTCCGGAAAACAATCAATTTCCGCGTGATGCGTTTTCGTGCGGTCAATCCAAACAAGCGGTGTCCTTGTATCATTCCAATTACCAAATGCGTATTGATAAAATGGGGGTTATTTTGAATTGTGGTCAAATTCCACTCATTAAATCTCGTTACTTGGAATACGTAAATAAAGAACAACAACCCTATGGTGTAAACGCGATTGTTGCTATCATGTGTTATACAGGATATAACGTGGAAGACGCTATTTTAATCAATGAAGGCGCTGTGAATCGCGGTATTTTTCGCACAACTTATTACTCGATGTATGAGGCGCGAGAAGAAAGCGCAAAAGTACAAGGATCAACGACGAATTCTTATTTTGCGAATGTGACTAGTAAAAATGTGTCGCGATTAAAACCTGGTTATGATTATAGCCATTTGGACCAATGGGGACTCATTGAAGAAAACACTCCACTTGATGATAAAATGGTCGTGATTGGTAAAGTAACTTCTTCTGCGATGGATTCTGACGTGGTTGTTGATTCATCGGTCTTTCCCAAGAAGGGACAACTAGGATACGTTGATAAATCATTCATTACTGAAGGAGAAGAAGGGTTTCGGATTGCCAAGGTTCGTATCAGAGAAGAACGTATTCCGGCAATTGGTGATAAAATGGCATCACGAGCAGGTCAAAAAGGAACGCTGGGATTAATTATCCCGGAGGAAGATATGCCCTTTACCGAAGACGGTATTCGCCCCGATTTAATCATCAATCCACACGCGATTCCTTCTCGTATGACAATCGGTCAATTGGTGGAATCGCTTCTTGGTAAGGCGTGTTGCGAATATGGCGGTTTTGGTGACTGTACTGCGTTTGCGAACAAGGGACCCAATGAAGATGTGTATGGACATATGCTAGTAAAGGCAGGTTTCAGCTCAACCGGAAACCAGATTTTATACAATGGTATGACTGGTGAGCAGTTGTTTAGTGATATTTATATTGGACCGACTTATTACATGCGTTTGAAACACATGGTCAAGGATAAGATCAATTATCGTGCTCTAGGTCCGCGTACGATGTTAACACGCCAGACGGTACAAGGACGTGCGAATGACGGAGGTTTACGAATCGGTGAAATGGAGCGGGATGGTGTCATGGCGCACGGAGCATCGGCATTTTTGAACGATTCATTCATGATTCGTGGTGATGAATATTTTATGGCGGTTTGTAATAAAACAGGTGCGGTGGCTATTTACAACCCTAACTTGAATTTATTCTTGAGTCCCTTTTCGGATGGTCCGGTGAATTTCAATACGACTTTGGATGGAAAGATGAATATTCGTAGTGTAAGTCGTTTTGGACGTTCGTTTAGTATTGTGCGTATTCCTTATGCGCTCAAATTATTGATACAGGAGTTACAGGTGATGAATATTCAAATGAGGATTATTACAGAAGACAATGTGGATCAATTATTGTCCATGTCTTATTCGGATAATATCAATAAATTATTAAAGACGAATACATCCTTGGAAGAAATATCTAAAAATTATAGGACAATGGTCATTGATAAAAAGAATAAAAATGTAACCAAACAAGTATATGTTCCTTTTGAACAACCCGAATATCCGGAAATTCGGGAAATTAGTAGTGAGGAAAAGAAGGAGAATATTTCTCCAGAAATTGATTTCAATATGCCTGCTCCAAATGCGGAAATGACACCACCTGTATCATCTGATAGTAGCGTACCTTACGCGCCGGGGTCAACCGAAAGTAGCGTGGGTTATGCGCCACCAGGAACACCTCCATATGCGCCAGGAACACCTCCTTATGCGCCAGGAACACCTCCTTATGCGCCAGGAACACCTCCTTATGCGCCAGGAACACCTGTATCATCCAATAGTAGTCTACCTTTTGCTCCAGGAACACCTGTTTCATCGAATAGTAGTGTACCTTTTGCGCCAGGAACACCTCCTTATGCCCCAGGATCACCAGTCCCATCTATGAATAGCAGCACAGGAAGTGTCGGGTTTTATCCAAATACCCCACCAATAAATCAGACGACAGTTCCATTAAATATTAATATTGAAGACGCAGAAGTATTGAAAAAAGTGATTGAAGACAAAAAGAAAGAAGAAGACAAATTCGAGCCAATTGTTTTTGAAAAACCCAAAGTAGAAAAATCCATTTTAGAAATTGAAGATGAAAAAACAGAAGGTAGTAAAGACGAAAATGAATCGTCCTCATCACAATCATCATCATCATCGAATGATATTTCTAGTTCAAGTGGAAAGAAAATAATAAAATTAGGTTAAACCCAGATTATAAAATAAATAATATAAAAATTGAATTAAAAATATAACGTTATTATATTAGTAAGATAATATAATGACGACACCACAAAGCAATTCCAGTAGTTTAATATCCTCCATATATAAGTCTCGTAAGACTTTACTTGAGCTTATGAAAAAACAAAATTATAATATAGACGATTATGAAAATTTTAGTATCAATGAAGTGAATTCCATGTTTCAAAATAAACAATTGGACCTATTGTTAGAAAAAAAACCAGATGAAAACGCTCCAAAAACAGAACACCGAAAAAAGATTTATATTAGTTATTATTTAACAAAGACATTAAGACAACAAAGTATTCAAGAAATGATTGACGATTTGTTTCATTTAGAAGAAATATTAACAAAGGATGATACTTTGATGATTATTGTGAAGGAAGATATGAATGAAACCATGACAAATCTATTAAAGCATATTTGGGAACAAGACGGTATATTGATTATTATTCAAAATATAAAAAGATTACAATTCAATATACTTGAACATGTGTTGGTTCCAGATCATCGCGTGTTGAATAATTCTGAAGTGGAAAAAAT